AGACCTGGCTTTTCGGATAGGGTCTTGGTCAAGGTGTTTAGTACGTTGACGGCATCTACCAGGCGGACGTTCGGCAAGTCGGAGAATGGAACATTGCAGAAGATTTCTAGCATCTTCATTTGCTTGAACTCACCCTCGCCTTCAATACGAGCAAAGCGCTGGTATTGGTCTAGCGTGATTTCGTCAAGCGATGTTGGTACTACTAATTTCAGTTCCATAGATAAATAACTCAACGGATAGAATACCTACCGTAATTCGGCTTGGACAATTTGTTATACACGGCATAACGGCTGGCATCCAATGCGTGGTTCATAACGTCAATGGGCTTATTAAGCAGGTTGCCGTTCTTATCCTCCGTCCATTTATAGTTTTGCAATTCTTTAATTAGATTGTTGCTTCGGGATGTTGCAAATATCTTGTGGCGCTTCAGGATGTCAATACCTGCGTTAATCGAATCTTGGCCTTTGGCCGTGGGTTTAATGTTCCAACCAAAGCGGTGCAGCTCTTCAATGGATTTAGGTTCGGCACTATCCGCAAAGATTTCATCCCTTCTATCCAACCCAAGGGATTGCAGGTGGTTGTGGAGGTCACGGTTGGTCATACCGGTACGGTACAACAACTCGTCCAAGTATAGGTTATCCCCGTGCTGGTAGACTGCCACAAGGGCGCTGGGGTCGTTCGTGTAACCGAAATCGAGGCCATATGAAATTAGTTTTGCTTCTTGGGGTATTTCGGACGTTCCGAATTGAAAGATAGTAGCACGTGACATACCACGTTCACCAAGGCCGTAGATACGCCAATAGTCCTCATCGGTTTCTTTTAGGCGTTCGATTTCATTCTTAATCTGCTCATCAAGGAACGGGTTATCCCGGTAGGTAGTTTGGTAAAAGTCGCAATCCTCACGAGGGATTACCCTATCGTAAATCCAATGGAAAGATTCGGAAGGATTGTAGTCAAGAATAATACGCCCATCGGTACGGAATATAAGCTGCTGCCAGTCCTCGTAAAACAATTCATTTGCCTCGTTGATATAAAGCAGGTTCCGCTTGCGGCCCCGAATCTTTTGCGGTTGGTCAAGGGAAATAAACTCAACAAGGTTTCCGTTAAGGTGGTACTCGTGACTGGACTTGTTGTGGTAGTCCTCCCGGTACAGGTCGTGGGCACGGAGAATATCGAAGAAGTCCCGCATAACCGAAGCACGCAGGGAAGGGAACGACTTACGGCAAATGGTTATCGTTTTATCCGTATTGCGTTCCGTGTAATAGAAAATAAGCCAGAGCAGGATATTGTAAGTTTTCCCACTCCGTGTACCGCCTTGCTCAACGATAATACGCTTATCGCTTTTAATTAGGTGGTTAAATACCTTATTGGTCTGTATCGTTGCCAAGAACTTCTATTTGGAACATCTTGCCCGTAGATACGTCCAACTCCTGGCGTTCTACATAACCCCGCTTCTTACCTTTTGTTTTTAAGAAAAAGATTGTTGCGGTTGAATTGCCGTCCTTGATTTGTTTATGTAGTTGGCTTTCTGCAAAGTCAAGGGCAACGTCTGATAGTGCTTCGACTGCTGCTTTGTATTCGGGGTCGCTATCCATCCAAAGGTAATGCGTAGTCCTCCCAATGCCTACGGTCTTGCAAGCCGAGGTAACAACTCCGAGTGATTTTTCCAATGCATCGAGCATTGCCTTTTTATGTTGTTCAGTCCTGTCCATAAGGTTTGCCGTTTATTTTAATTTCAAGCGATGGGTCGAGCTTGTGCATTCGGTCTAAAATCACTTGGCAATACTTCGGGTCAAGTTCCATACCGTAGCATTTGCGGTTGAGTTGGTGTGCTGCTACCATTGTAGAGCCGCTTCCTAAAAATAGGTCAAGTATATTATTTCCCGCCTTAAATTCATTAAATGCCCACGAGGCTAATGCAACAGGTTTTTGAGTGGGATGAACTCTCTTTTCTTTATTTTTCATATCCTCCTGTATCATACCCATCCACTTCCACTTAAATTTCTTTACTGACTTACTATAACTTGTCCAAGCTAATTCACAATCAGCAAAGTCAGTATCTCCATTGTCCTTGTCCCAAACAATCCAACAAGAGGATGGCGGTAATTTATCGGCATAGTAATTAGCACCCCATAAAATAACATTATCACAAATGGCTAAACTCAAATTAATGGCATCGTATGGTATTTGCTTATCCCAATCATTTACTCCATAATCTATTTTTTTTGCGATGCCACCGCCCTTGCCTTGACTTTGATTACCTACATTAATACCATAAGGCGGGTCAGTAAATACCATATCCGCCTTCTCCCCATTCATTAACCTTGCGACTGCATCGCTATCGGTAGAGTCCCCACATAACAAACGGTGGTTGCCTATTTCGATAAGGTCTCCGATTACTATATCTGTTTTTATTTCGGATGGTGCTTCGTAGTCATCTTCCTCCGCTTCCAGAACGGGAGTATTGTCAAAGGGCAAGTCTAATCCCCATTCCTGCAATAACTGCTCATCCCATTCATTCGCCAACAAGTCCCAGTCCCATTCACCGAACCCAACATTGTCTTTGATTATGAACTCCGCCTGTTGCTCCTCCGTTAAGCTATCTGCGATAACAATCGGTACCTCTTTAAGTCCCGCTGCCTTGCACGCCTTTAAGCGCATATTGCCGCCCAGCACTACCATATTTGCGTCTACAACAATAGGACGCAACTCAAGCATCTGGGGGAACTCCTGAATGGACTTTACAAGCTTCTTAAACTTATCGTCCTTAATAATCCGTGGGTTAGACGGATTCGGAAGTACGGTTTCAATGTTTACTTTTTTCATTTCAGTTGTTGCATTTTTTGCAACCGTTCAAAACGGATGTCGTTGAAGTCGTGAATGTTGAAGTTGGTGGTCATCTCTTCGTGAAGTGTTAAAGCGATGTCACCGGCTTTGTTTGGGTTCTCGTGTAGGTACTTGATAGCACTTGCCCAGTCTCCTTTATGCTTTACTGCAATGCAATTATTTTTATTCAGGTGTTGCGAGTACGGTGCTACATCACTTACAATTAACGCACAACCTGCAAACCCTGCTTCTACCATCTTTAGGTTGGACTTACAGCGATTGAACTCACTTGGGATTAATGGAGCTAATGCAACGTCAAATGCCTGGTAGAGTTTTCCGTATTCGTTTGGTGATTGTGTTTCTAATGCGAATCTTGCTTTTGCAGCTTGTGGGTAACCACCAATGTCTGCAACATAAGATTCATACGGTGAAAGGTCTATCTTGTTTTTCACAAGGTCAGGAAGGTGGGATATACCGGCCACATAACCAAAGCGTACCTCGTTTGCTTCCTGGCGGGTAATCTGCCATTGAGGGTCTGCGGGGTCTAATCCGTTTGGGATGATGTGTACATTTTTATTTACCTTCTTGATTTTATCAGCAAGGTACTTTTGGGTAGTCCATACCTCGTCTGCAAAGTACATAGAGTTTACAATCCGTCCGGATAAGTTTGCTTTATCGTATGTTGCTTTACTTGGGTGGTCTAGCGCCAGGTGCCACCAATCGTCATTATCTATGATTACTTTTTTGCCTGTTGCTTTGCAGATAGCAAAGAAGTTTGCAAAGGATTCACCTGAGAAAGGAAGCGCACGAGAAAAGATAACGTGGGTGACTCCCTCCCAATCGGCTTCGGGTATTGGTTGCTTGTAGTTGATTATCTGAAAGTCCAAAAGCCCTTTCTCCTTGAGTAGAGTGAAGGGCTTGTAGATGCGGTGGTACACCACCCCGGAGTCCGGGTCACCAATGCAGAGTATCTTCATTTTTGAAATATAAAAGCATCATCAATTACGGTGAACCCGTTTAGCATCTCGTTTACTGCTTGGATAACACCTGGCCAATTCTCGTGGTAATCGTCTCCTGCTAAATAGCCACCCTTCTTAACCTTTGGCAGCCATAGGGCAATATCTTCCTTTACTGATTCGTAAGAGTGGTTAAGGTCTATAAACACCACGTCTAATGATTCGTCTTTGAATTTGCGTGATGCTGCTTTGGATG